CCGGTACGTCGTCGAGATCGACGACCTGATGACGGTCACGGGGCTGTCCATCACCACCGTTGACGGCACCGTCACTCCGTACGCCACGCAGCCCGGTAATGCCGCGTTCGAGGGCAAGCCGTGGACCCGGATCGTGGTCGACCCGACCTCGGCGATCAAGCCCACCCTGAAGGAGAACGCGGTCACGGTCACGGCCCGGTACGGCTGGACCACGGTTCCCGTCGCGGTGCAGCAGGCGACCCTGATGCAGGCGTCTCGGCTGTTCAAGCGGCAGGATGCGCCGTTCGGTGTCGCCGGGTCGCCTGACCTGGGCTCCGAGCTTCGGCTGTTGGCCAAGGTCGACCCCGACGTAGAGGTTGTCCTCGGCCCGTACACCCGCTGGTGGGGTGCCGCCTGATGGACGTCAACGCCGTCGTGACCGCGCTCGCGGCCCAACTGTCCACCATCACCGCGCTGCGGGTGCACTCCGAACCTCCGGGCACGGTCACCCCGCCGGCCGCGGTCTTGTCGTACGCCGACGTGACGTTCGACAACACGTACGGGCGCGGCATGGACATGCTCGAGCTGCCGGTCGTGCTGGTCGTGGCCAAGGTGTCCGAACGCACAGCACGCAAGAAGATCGACGCCTATGTGTCCGGCTCCGGTGCGACGTCGATCAAGGCGGTCATCGAGGCCGGTACCTACACCGCGTTCGATTCGGTGCGGGTGGCCAGCGCAACCGCGGACGTGATCACGATCGGCGGCGTCGATTACCTGTCGTACGCCTTCACGCTTGAAATAGCAGGACAAGGAGCCTGACCCATGGCATTCATCCACGGAAAGAACACCGTCGTAAAGGTGGCGACCAAGGACCTGTCGTCCTACACCGCCATGTCCGAGCTGCCCCGCACCGCGGACAGCCACGACGTCACCACCTACGGGAACGTCGCCCACCGCAAGGCCGGCGGCCTGCTGGACGGAACGTTCACCATGTCCGGCACCTACGACAGCACCGCAGTCAACGGACCCCGAGCGGTTCTCGAGCCGCTCCTGGGCACGGTGCCCGCGGTGATCCGGCAGACCGAAGGCGCCGGTACCGGCAAGCCGCAGGACGCCTTCACCGCGCTCCTCACCGGCTACACCGAGACCAACGCCGTAGCCGACATGGTCAAGTGGTCGGCCGCGTTCGAGATCGACGGCGACGTCGACTCCACCCCGCAGCCGTAAGGAGGACGGATCATGGCAGCACTGACTGGAACCACCCCGACCCGCGCCGGTACCTCGGCGAGTCCTTTGTCGGTGGCCGCAACGGACACCATTTCCGCCGCGCTGGTCGGCGTGAACGGTTGCCTGCTGGAGATCATCAACGGCAACGCCAGCGCCGACGCGATGACGATCAGCGACGCCGGGGCGAGCGCCGCGGGTACCCCGGCGGTGTCGTATCCGGCGAGCGTCACGGCCGGCACGTCGCAGGTGTTCAAGATCGTGCCGTCACAGGTGAACCCGTCGACCGGCCTGGTGACGATCACCCACGGGACGACACCCACGGTCACCTACAAGCTGTTCGTCCTGGGATGAACGACGACCTGAAGGCCCGGCTGCTGAAGAGCCGGCTGGGCGAGAAGACGATCCCGATCGAGGGTGTCGGCACGGTGCGAGTCCGTGGCCTGTCCCGTGGCGAGGTCCTGTTGCTGCAGAAGTCGAGCAGCAACCCGACTCAGCTGGAACAGAAGATCATCGCTGTCGGCATGGTCGACCCGGTCATGTCCGAGAAGGAGGTCGCGACCTGGCAGAAGGTCGCCACGTCCGGCGAGATCGACGAGGTAGTGAGTCAGATCAACGTGCTGTCCGGGCTTGCGCAGGGTGCCCAGAAAAGCGATGTACCTGGACCTGGAGACGAAGCCTGACCTGCTGTTCGAACTCTTCCTCGCCGAGAAGCTCGGGATGACCCTGGGCCGGATGCGGGACGAGATGAGCAACGAAGAGTTTCTGCTCTGGAACACGCACTACGCAAGGCAGGCGCAGCAGAACGAGCTCGAGCAACTGAGGGGAGCGTGACATGGCAGACGCCATCGCCATCACCGGGCTGAACCAGTTCGTCCGCAACCTGAAGTCCCTGGACCGTGAGGTCCCGAAGGCGCTGCGGGTCGCGTTCAACGCTGCTGCCGACGTCGTCGTACAGGACGCCAGGGCGGGAGTCCCGTCCCGCTCCGGTAAGGCCAGAGGATCGGTACAGGCTCGCTCCACGCAGACCGCGTCCCGTGTCGTTGGCGGCGGCAACCGTGCCCCGTACTACCCGTGGCTCGACTTCGGCGGCAAGGTCGGCCGGAAGCGTTCCGTCAACCGCCCGTTCATCAAGTACGGCAGGTACATCTACAACTCCTGGTTCGACAACCAGCCGCGGTACGTGAAGCTGCTCGAGGCCGCGCTGCTCGACGCGGCCATGTCTGCCGGTGTGGAGGTCGACTGATGGCCGGCAAGAACCAGGTAACCCTGACCTTCGCGGGTGACGCGGACAAGCTGAGCAAGACCTTCAGTGAGGTCGAGAAGAAGTCCACCGATCTCGGTAAGACCGTCAAGCAGTCGTCCAAGACGATCGGCGACAGCAAGGACAGTTTCGACAAGGCCGGTGAGGGGGCCAAGAACACCTACGACAAGTTCGACTCGCTCGAGTCCGCAGGTCGTGGCACCACCGACACCATGTCCGGTCTCGCCAACATCATGGCGGGCAACGTCCTGCAGGGCTCGACGGACCTGGCCGGCGGTGTGGCCGCTCTGGCTGACGGTTTCGAGGGTGCCCTGCTGCCTGGCCTGAAGAAGGCGATCGGCGGGATCCAGGGCGCAGCCAAGGCGATGAAGGCGTTCACGCTGTCGCTGCTGACCAACCCGATTTTCCTCGTGGTGGCAGCCCTGGCGCTGCTCGGTATCGGGCTGAAAATCGCCTACGACCACTCGGAGAAGTTCCGCGACGGCGTGAACGCTGTCTGGAACAACATCAAGGCCGTGGTGCTGCCGATCCTGAAGGCGGTCTGGGACGCCGTGGTGGAGACGTTCGAGGGCTGGCTGCACACCATCGAGAAGGTCATCAAGGTCCTGCCCGGCGGCAACGCTCTGCTCAAGAAGATGGGCGAGAACGCCAAGGGCGTCGGTGACGCGATGGCGGACAACGGTCCCGCTGCGGAGGACTGGGAGCACGCACAGAAGCGTCTCAACGACGAGGTCGACAACGCGAACAAGACGATTCAGGATCAGCTCGACCTGCTGGACGAGTGGTACGGCGAGACGAAGAGCGCGGAGCAGGCAGCCATCGACTACGCGGGCGCTGTCGACGACACCGCACAGTCGCTCAAGGACAACGGCAAGACCGTTGACATCCACACCGAGAAGGGCCGGAACAACCGCAAGTCGCTGCTCGACCTGGCCGACGCCAACCATGACCTCGTGGGCGCCATGCGGAAGAACGGCGACCAGTCGGACAAGCTCGTCCAGCAGAACGAGGCGGGCCGTAAGAAGTTCATGGATCTCGCGACCGCGATGGGCTACCCGAAGGGCGAGGCCAAGAAGCTCGCGGATCAGTTGTTCCGGATCCCCGAGACCAAGACCACGACCGTCACGGCCAACACGAAGGCCGCACAGAAGAGCGTCGACAAGCTGCTCGGCGACATCAAGCTGTTGCCGAACTACAAGACGATCACGATCAACTGGAAGACGACCGGTAGCGGCAGTATCCCGACGAACGTCATCGGTTCCGCCGGCCGCGCTGTCGGTGGTCCGGTGACCGCCGGTACGCCGTACATGGTCGGTGAGCACGGACCGGAGCTGTGGGTGCCGAACGCCAACGGGTCGATCGTTCCCAACCACAAGATCGGCGGCACGGGTGGCGACACCAACGTCTACGTGACGATCGACGGTGAGCAGTTGCAGGGCCGTATCGACAACACCGTCCGCAGCAACAACCGCAACCTCAAGCGGACTGTGAAGGCGGGCTGACATGGCGATCACCGCGACCTATGACGGCGTGCTCTCCAGGATCCGGCTCGCCGCTACCCTGCTCGGCGCGTCCGCGACGTACGCCAAGTTCGAGCGCACCGTCGACGGGATCGTCTACACCACCCTGCGCGGCGGCAGTGCGGCCATCGTCACCTCCCAGAACGCAGCGGTGGACGACTACGAATGGGCACCCGGCGTGGCCCGCTCCACCCCGGTCATGGTCGGCGATGTTGCCTCGAGCATCGCCTACACGCTGACGCTGCAGACCGATACACCGGCGGCAGAGTCCAACCTCGACTACGTGTTCGCCTCCGGCGAGATCGTGTTCCTGCAGCTGCCGTCCACCGTGCAGTACATGCAGGGCGGCTACTTCGCCGTTGGTGACACCTCCCGCGGGCCGGTCAACATGGTGTCCACGCTGCGGCGGTGGAACGTACCGCTGACGGGGGTGGCTGCTCCCGGTCCTGAAGTCATCGGGTCCGCGTACACGTGGACCTCGGTGGTCGCCGACTTCGCCACCTGGACGGCCGAGATCGCCGCGAACGCCACGTGGGCGGACCTGCTCGCCAGGACCGGCACGCCGTCGGACGTGATCGTGCCGTGAGAGCCGTCAGCACGAAATTCCTCGCCACCCTGCGCGGCTCGCACCTGGCG